CATGAAACTGTGCCATCTGTCAAGGAGACTTGACTAATGTTGGCTGAAGTAGATGCTGTCACTATTTGTGGCATGGTCACATTTTGGTTCTCATCAACTGAGATGGCTGGTGTTGTACCAACTGCTGAACCAAGACCAATAACTAAATCGTCAGCACTATCATCAAGACCTACATAAAAATCTTGTGCATTGCCATCAAATACTATTTTTGTATCTTCAGCAGTAGCATCACCTATGGTTAAGGTTGTGCCATTGATTGATAAGCTATCTGTAACTGCTAAGTCAGTAAATACATCTAATACTGCTGCTCCGCTTCCTGCTCCATCTAATTGGACAACAGCAACTTCGCCATTTCCTATGGTTACATTAGCTCCAGAGCCCTGTGAAATAATTATATTTTGAGATCCACTAGTAGCGTTTTCTATAATTTGTACCCTTTTCATGGTGTTAGGTCCAATCGTAATGGTGCAAGCTGAATCTAAAGTACCTGTGTATTTAAGATAAAAGGCTCGACCAGCGTCTGATGAACCGTCTGCTACTGTCGTAGCGTGAGTATCTGCGTTGGTGGTAATTGCTTCTGTTCCTACACCTAAAGCTTCTCCTATCAGCTCTAAATTGGTGTTTGTAGAAGTACCCCAAGTTCCAGACTCATCACCTGTTGCAATTTCTTTGAGTCTTAGATTATTAACGTAAGTTGCCATAGTTTTTTACCTCGTCTATATATTAGATTATGCCGCCACTTCTGTCCAATTAGGAGTTTGTGAATCGTCAATTTCTTGCCATTTAAAAGGAGTGCCAAGTTCTCCTGTAGCAGATACGCCTGTTATTGTAACATTAGCTTTGCAATTAAAGCTTGGATCTCCAACTAATCCTTCGGTATTACCGAATACATTTACCACAAATCTATTATCAGTTTGAGTCGTTGCAGTACCTAAAGCTGATGTTCCAGCTTGTCCTGTTGGAACTTGTTTGGCTTTAGCTATGGTGGTTGGAGAGCCTACAGCTCCAGTACCTTCTTGACCAGTTACTGATACATTTGCTTCTGCATCCGGGACTATAGATCCAACGCCTGTTGTACCTGCAAGGCCGCTAACACTTATGCTATTGTTTGATATGGTTGTAGCTGTACCTAAAGCAGATACGGCTGCAAAGCCATTAACACCATGTTGAGCTTCAGCATCAACAGCTACACCACCATTAGTGACAGTTGCAGATAAACCGCTAGGTGATACTGTAGCTTTTGCTACAACTGATATTGTTCCTAGAGCAGAAGTTCCTGCTCCCGGAGCTGATAGTGTGACTGGTATGGGTTCGCCCCAGGTTAATTGACCCCATGTGCCTCGACCCCAACCGTTAACAATAGCCATTTAAGGCTAGGCGATTCTTATAATCGCTGTTGAGGATGCTGCTGCTGGAAATACAATAGTAAAGTCTCCAGCGGTAGATGTTTTATCCCCACCAAAGTCAATTGTTGCAACTGATTTGTTGCTATCGCTTGAGTTGTAAATCATACAACCTCTAGCTGTTACTGTTGCTGTACTGAATGTTAAATCAGCAAAGTCAGTAAAAGCAGTTGTTCCAGAGCTAGTAGGTGCAACTTTAGTTAAAGCTGATCCACCTGTACTATAACCAGTTCCGCTGGCTTGGCCAGTTGTTGTGAACGAAGTTGTGGTAGCGCCTAATGTAGCTGATGAAGTATACAAAGCTAATTTGTATGCGTCACCATTGGTTGCAAAATTATGATTGCCGAGCAACAGCTCTTTTTTAAAGCTTGTTGTAAGTGTTGATGATATTGCCATAATTAAAATTTCCTAATTAAATCAGCAGCTTCTTTTAAACCTGCTTTTTCTAATTCATTGTTTATTGTAATCCTATCAGATTTTATAGCATTTTGCATATATAGTTCAATAAGTTTTTCTATATTGTCTTTGTAGGCTTGCACCTGTTTTTTTATCTCTTCAGGAGCATCGTCACTAACATGAATCATTTTTTCAATACAACGCTTTGCCCAAAATTCAGTAGAATGGCCACCTTCATCTGTCGTATGTACTTCTATTATTCCTAACTCTGGACCAGCTTTGTAACTCATTACCATTTATTCGGCTCTCCTACTTTGTTTTTTTTAAGATGGCTGTCATGTTTATCAATTAATATAGGCTCTTTTTCTTGTTTGAATTGCTGTACTTGACTTCTTTTTTTTGCAATTAAAATGCCTTTTTCATCGGTTATAACAACCAATGGATCATCAAGCCTGTGGTAGCCATAAAGTTTTTCATGCATAGGAACTGCTGTATCAAGCAAGTAACTTGTATGTGCAACTTCAACTTGAATGCCTTGATTCATAGCTTTGCTTAACCAAAACTCTACAGATGCTCTCCCTGATTCAGCAAAATGAAGATTGCCTTTATAGCTAAAGTCAACTCCAAATAATTTTATTTTTGCAACTTTATTCCAAACAGCAAATGCAACTGCATACGAAACTGTATTATTTAAATAGTGACAACCACATGCACCCAAAACTTCATCAATAGGATATTCAACCAGGCCAGGGCAACGATCATCTAACTCACATGTATAGACTGGGCCTTCATGTTCAGTGAGAAGTTTAGACATACTATTGGTTTGTCCCCCGGCATCATCGGTATCTAAAAATCTAGATGCTGGATCCATCATAAATACTCTGTCATGAAATATAACTGATGCTACTGAATTGATAGCCCAAACCTCATCAAAGTGTGCGCCATGTGATTTTGCTAAATTATAATCAAACCAACTACTGCCCATGCCGACAATAGCCACAGTTTTACCTTCAAGCTTCTTGATTGGTTTCATACTCTCTCTCCTTTATGTAACCGTTGTTCTAAGCGAATCGTATCTATATTCGTCTCTTCTGCCTCTTGCTTCTGCTTTGTTTTTAAGTCTAGCCATTTCTTGTTGAAATCTAGATTCGTATAAATTCATCATATCAGCATCACCTTTCATAAAAGTGTAAGCTTCTACCAAACAACCATACAAGAGTCCATTTCTTGCATGTTCTGATATCCATGTACCAGTTGTATCTGTAACCAATGAATTAGGTTTATAAAGATAATGTAATTCTGTTACATAGTCTTGATCTGGTACTGGAGCTAAAATAATAGTTGATTCCTTTGTTCCTGTATGTAAGTCTTTATCAAAATCTCCATAGTACAAAGGTATTCCACGCGAGCCAGAGTCTGTTGGATCTGGAGCATATTCTTGCATAAAACTAGTATGTTTTTTATCTAAAAAACTATAGTCTCCATTTGATTTGATGACTGCTAATGAAAAAGATAATTCAAAATCATCTGGTGTTGTTAAAAATCTTGAACCAGTTGTCATTAAGCCTTTTACATTTTTTCTAAAATAATCAAACTGAACAAGCTCAAATATTCTTTCTTCTGTATTTTTTATTATATCGTCTAGAGTGCTGACAAATGTGGCTTCACTATTTTGAGTATAGTTTTGAATTAAAGTTTTTAATTCTGATAATGTTACTGGACTGCTCATACTAAGTATTTAATTGGCCACCCATACCTGAGTGATTAGTACAGTAATAATAAAGCGTAGGTGCTCCACTTGCAACTTCTATCTGGGTGTAAGCTCCTGAAGATCCGGGAGTGCCGCTTGTAGTAACGCCTGTTGTATATTCAGTTCCACCAGAGTGAGTTCCATTTGAGGTAGTAGAAAATCTTAAAGGATGACTGCTGTTGGTACTATCAGACTGATCAAATTTGTAAGTTTGGCCTTCTGTTAAAGTTAAAGTTGGAGCGCGAGAACCATCAATATAAAAATAATTTGATCCTAAGTAATCTGCTACAGTAACTGTATAAGTTGTTGGGCTAGGTGTTGGACTAGGACTAGGACTTGGACTAGGCGTTGCGGCTACTCCTGATATTGTTATTTCTCCTACACTTCCAGTTGATGGAGGAACTAAGAAGTTTGATCCTATAATATCTGAGTTCATATAGTGTTGTTCATAAATGTTTGTATAAATAACAACTACAAAACCTTCACCAACTTCTTTGTCTGTATTTGGTCTAGGCTCATATAAAGCCTCTGGATCCATTACATGAGGCAATGGCTCAAGCTGTGGATGTTTAGGTTCATAACACTCAGGACAAGTCTTTAAACCATTCCATTCTTTTTTTAATTGTCTAAGAGGGTATTCAAAAGAACATCTATCGCATTGTGCTATTGCATACTTACCTGTAGCGTATGCCATACTAATATCCGTTTCTTAAATAAGGCGCAATTCTAAAAGAGGCCCTATCTTCATCTTGAGACAATGCTCTTTCGAATTCATCTTCATACATTTGTTTTAACATAACCACTCTTTCTGGAGCTTTTTTAATTGCTATGTAATATGCAAGTCCAGCTGCAAAACATGGATAAAATCTAAAAGGCATATCCATGGTGTTAGTCCCGGCATCAGCATCATCCATTCTTACTAGCTTGTTAAAAACCAATACATCAGTAGAGTTTTCTGGAGCTGGCCATATTTTTAAAATAGGAGTGGTAAGTTTATCTAGAAAAAATTGAGAAGGTCTAGACTTGGTTGATTTCGTTGGAATATTTAAATATTCACTTCTGCTAATCATGGACATCTGAAGATCTAAATTAGTTCCGTCAGTGTTTCTTCTTATTGAACAATCTAATATATCAATAACATTAGAGTTTAATGTGTAATCGTTTTGACCTTCAGTAACTGTTTGAGTTGATTGTTCTATGGTCCATTGATTAAGACCTCTGTTAGCCCATTCAGCAAGCATAAGGTTAATGGAACGTTTTGCAGTTTTTAAATCATAACCAGTTCTAAGCTCTAGGCCGCATCTTTCAAATGCTTCCTCTACGAACTCAGCTACATTTGGTTCAAAGTTTGTGCTGCCTGACAGGGCCATTGCTAATCCTCGTTGTATAAATTATCGAAAACTCGATTTACATCCAATGTATAGTCTAAATCAGATTTACTGTAATGTATATGTTGAGATGGTCTAAAGTCAGGCGCTCCTTCTCCAACCTGAAACCAAGCCGGGTGGGTAGCTCTAACTCTATTGTTTGGCAAAGCCACTATGTTTCCCGTCCATTCTCCTGCATCAAGTAGCTCTAAAACATGACTACTTTTATGTTGCGCTGGATGATCTGCTATTTCGCTTTCAGCATAATCAACTGTAAAGTAATATTTTGCTGGAAAAATTTCTCCATCTATTTTTGCAAGCCAAGGACACGGTGTTGCTCTATCAATAACATAAACTGAATTGTGATGCGAGGAACAATCCCAGGGTTGTGCATCATGTACTGCCATTGGATCTGGCCATTCTTCAAAAGGTGTATCTCCAACTAAAGCAGTTATAGGCATTCTTGCCCACATAGCGCCACCGTGAATTGTATCTTCTGGTTCGCCTTCTGCTTCTACGCCTGTAAATATAATATGAAAACCTAAACAACGATTTGGCATAGTGGTGACACCAATAGCCATTGCATGCAAGAACTCACCATGATATTGCTCATGGTTGTGCGTGTACTC